TAGCGTGTAACTGCTTTAATCCATTGTGCTTTGATGTGCCAACGAACATCACCGCCTGAAACACTCCAAGTTAATTCTTTACGTTTGTCGATTGTGTCGCCACGTTCGGTGGTTTCTTGCACTCCTAAAATGAATGCTAGTACTTCTTCTTTGGTTTTCATAATAAAAAAAGGCTGCCAACTATGAGGGATAGAGGGCAGCCGTTTTAATAAGTTTTGCTATTATTGTTTAAGCCCCTCAACTCAAACTTAGCGTTCACAAATGTATTAATTGTTTTTAGTTAGTTTAGAATGGTAATGAATCGTTATCAGATAATTTCCTATCAAATTTGGGTGCATTATCATTACTTGATGGCGCAGATGTACCTACATTGTTATTACTTGCAACCCTTTCAATTCTCCACGCTTCTAATGTGTTGAAGTACTTAATACCATCAGTACCGTTCCACTCACGACCACGCAAGTTAAAATGCACCTTAATCTCATCACCTACATTATAACCATCCAACACAGCGCATTTATCCTGTGTTACTTGGAATGTTACAAACTGCGGATAAGGTGTGCTTAGATCCGTTGCTAATACAAAATCTCTTTTTTGAAATTTGTCTGATACTTTTTGCGTATCGTTTTTTACTTTAAGTTGACCTGTTACGTCCATGTTTATTTGTTTTTATTGGTTTATATCTTGTTTACTTAATTCTGCTATTTTAGTATTGTAATAATATGTTAATCTAAATCTATCCTTTTTGTTTAATAAAACATAATCAGGACTATTAATTAAATTTAACACTTCTTTAATATGTGGTTGAACTTCATAACTATTAAACGGTACATAGTTAGCTATTTTATTTGGACTTAAAAAATCGTGTCTTTTAGCCCAATATAAAAACTTATTAAATTGATAGCTAGTAACATATTCAATTGAGCATAATTTACTACAATTAATCAATCCTAGTTGTTTAGCAGAATCTAATTTGTATCGTTTAGGTATTTTATCGTAAATCTTAAAGACTTCACTAATAGGTATATCTTTAACCTTTCTATTCATGTTTTCAAATTCTGTTTGCATCTCGTTTAGTTTTGGGTTGTTCCAGTTCATATTAAAATGGGCATTTAGATTTCTTTTTAGATTCTTTAATTTGTTTCCAATCTCTTGATAGTTTTTCTTTTATAGCTTGCCTAATGAATTGACTAAGATTTACATCGTATTTCTTTAACTGTTCAAAAGCATAGGCTTGTTGCTCTGTTATTCTAACTTTGTGAATCTTAGTCTTTTGCATTGTTTTGTGTACCTTTTTATTAGTCTTAGCGAGTAGTTATGTGCCATTTTAAGACAGTACTCCGAATTGAAAATACTCCAAATCAAAAATAGAATTTACAGTTTCTACTTTCTCAATATCTCCACGATATTCTAATACACCACTACACCATATTTTTAACTCTTCATTTTTGTATGTTGCTCTAAATTTGTACATACTTGAAAATTCTACTTTTTCATTCCCGTACTTTTCTAAAAATTCTTTTTCTGACATTTCCATTTTAATTGATATTTTGTGAATAAAAACGGCACATAACAAGGGTTTTGCGTAATAGCCCTATCAAGTGTCGTGGTTAATTTTAAGTTTTTACTAAGGGCTACTACGCAAAGCCCCAATACGTTAGCAGCCATCCTAAGACAGCCGATAAACATCTTTCTCGTAAACTGACGAAGGGAAATATTTAGACTGTAAATAAACTAACGAAGCCCTTTCAAGTTGATGATGGCTAAGTTCATATTCCATTATTGATAATCCTTCGTCAAACACTCGTTTAACCACATCTTTATTTTGTTCCATAAATTCACCTACTGACATTTTTTCGTGTGATACGATTGTTTTTGCATACATAACCATTGTGCTATGTGCAAAATAAATCATTAGCCTATATTGTGATGAAGGACGGCTGCTAACAGCACCTATACCCAATTGGGCAGTTTCTGCGGTATTCAAATTTTCGTGTTCCATTGTTACTTTATTTTTAAGTTGATATTTTTGTGTTTCAAATTGCCCAACTGGGCATAGCTGCGGCACGTTAGTACCAATAGCCTTTGATGTTTACGCTTCGGGTGTTTATATAGGTTTTTTATTAACCGCAAAGTTCTTGAATGTTTAATTTTAAATGTTTGTGTTTTATTTTTAAAATAATCCGATAAAAAATGTCTAGTCTTCGCCATATTCATCTATTATTAATTGGTTTAAATGAGATAAATCATTTATAATAATGCCAGTATTTTGATATTTAAACCCGTCAATAGTATCATAAATTGTAACATCTTCTTTTTGATAAAAAAACTTATTTATTGATTCATTATATTCTAATTTATAACCTAATTCGGCTAAATTTATCGGTGTTAATTTTTCCATTGTATGTTATTGTTTTTAAATTTTAATTTGGCTACTGGTACTAACATGGGCTAAAACGCAAGTGGCTGAAAAAGCCACCAGACGTTTAGCCCCGTCCGTTACCAGCAATGCCAAAAGACACCGCACTCCGATTTAAACACTTCGTAAAATTCATAATTACAACTTGATAATTCAATGTAGCTTTTATTTTCTTCAGGAAATGTGTGTACTGCAAAGTGACTTTCTGAAAGTAACCATAATCCAGTATATCCTATTGGTTTGAATTGGTGGCTTTGGTAATTCAATATTGTAAAGCCTGACTTTGTTAAAATGACATCAAAGTATTCTTTAATTAATTTTTCATTTACCGAATTAATCCATCCGCTTATATTATATATTTCTGCTTTCATCTTTTATCTTTTTAAAGTGTTTTTTTATGTTGTTTGGGTTGCCTTTATAAAAAACTAATACGTTTTGATGGTTTTTCCCGATTTTTCTATTTTGGTTCATATACCTTCCTGCTCTCATCATTAGGTTGCCAACAGGAGTATTAAGTATTATATCATTGTAATAATGAAAACCAGCATCACACATAATCTGGGTTATTTTTGGCACTAATCCAATGTAACATCCAGTGTCTTTGTGCCTCACTTCGCCAATAGTTATTACTGCAAATCTTTCTTTTTTTAAGCAATCAAAACAATCCGTATAAACTTGTTTAATCACATCAAAAAAAACATCGTAATCCATATTAGAAAGATCGTTTTCCTTATCAGAATAAACTTCTAAGTCAGCATAAGGTGGGCAAGAAAACATAAAGTCCATACTTTCTTTTTTGATATGTTTTTTAATATTCAAAGCATCGTCAAGTATGTATTCGGCATCTAATCCATTATCATCTATTATTTTTTGGTTTTGCAATACTTGTTCCTCTCTCAATTCAATGCCTTTAAATGGTCTCCCTTTGTAAGCAGAACAAAACCCAAAAACAGTATCTCCAGCAAAAGGGTCAAAGGAATTATGTCCTTCTTCTGAAAACCAGTGTAATAATATCTCACACAATACAGGGTCTAATATGCTTGTTGTATCTCCTTTTATATTCATAAAGTCAACGCCAACTTGTGTATAATTCCTCAGAACATTGCTTCTTGCTTGTGCTGTGTCTTTTATCCTATTCATCCAAATCTTTTTTCTTGCTTGCCATACATCAGAACTTACGTTAAGCACTGAAAAAGGTGGCACAATAAACCAATCGGAAAGGTTTTTTTTATCTATTATATCATTGCCAAATAAGTCAACATTCCGACAGGCACTGCTGGTAACATCGGCTTGGCAAAATGGGGGGTTCGGTGGTAAATTCAACATTTGTATTTCAATTTAAGTTTAGTAATAATTTGAGCGTTCGGTTTTCAAAATCCCCAACTTCGCCAAGCCGAGAACCGTTATAAGCAAACGGTAGCTACTTTGAAACATTTTTGATAAAATCATTAAATAAATCTTTCACATATTTTACTGATTCATCTATTGTATCAAATTTCTCATATCCAACAATGCCTTGTGAACTTGTTGGGAAATAAGGACTAACATGAAATGAATTACAAATACCAACTCTTCCGTTTTCTATAATAGGCATTTCATCTTGTTTGACATAACCATTTATCCAAGCTATTTGTATTCC